TTTTGGACTTATGGGTATGGCTAACAACATCCAACAGCTATCTCAACAGTTTGTGGATCTTAGTAATAAGTCAGGTGGTACTAAGCAGGCGTTACAGTCTATGCTTCAAACAATGATCGGCCCAGCAGGGGTTGTAGTTGCCATCAATATTATCACCTCAGCGCTTGTGGCCTACAACATGAAGAAGGATAAGGCTAAGGAAAAGACTGAAGACTTTAACGAGCAATTATTAATAGAGAAGAATACCCTAGAGGCTTTAAATGACTTATACAGGAATGGCGAAGATCTAATTGAAAATAGGGTTAGGATAATGGGTGCGTTAGCTGCTGCTGATGATAAGTATGCTGAGGCCTTAGATAAGATAGGTATTAATGAGGAGCAAAGAAGATTGTTTACTGAGGATTATCTTGATAAAAGAATGGCGCTTAATGAGGCAGAGGATAAGAGGAATAAGATCGCAGAGAAGTATAAAGATCAATTAAAGCAAGAGTTAATATCTGAGGAGGCGCTTAATAAGGAGAGAGAGGAGATAAACAAGATAGAGGATCCTGCTGTTTATGCTGGTAGGATGCAAGCATTAGGTCAAAAAATAAATAGAAACAACGAGCTTAAGGAAATCTTAGGTGAGGTGTCTGATGCTACTATTGCTGCTGCTGATGCTCAAAACGAGCTAAATAAAATCCTTGAGGCTAGCGCCCTAGATGACGCTAAGAAGGATCTTGCTGCCTATGTAGAAGAGCTTAGAATACTGCAAAACTTTAAGGAGGGCCCTGAAAGACTAGCAGAGGAACTTAGGGTGTTAAAAGAGGACTTAGCTAAGGAGGCTGTTAAGGCAGGAACTACAGAGACTGCTGCTTATCAAGAAATACTATTAAGTATACTAGAAAAAGAGAGAGAGCTTTATGAGGCGCAAGAGGAGATTAAACAAGAGTCTCACGACAAAGAAAAAGATCGACTTGCTAGTTTAGCAGAGCTAAATCAAGAATATACAGATAACCTAGAGGCTCAGGGTGATGAGTTGGGTATCATAAGGCTTAACCAAGCAGAAAGGGATGCTATTGCAGAGGCTAAGGCTCTTGGGGCAAGCAAGGATCTTATTATGAAGATCGAGCAGGACTTTGCTAACCAACGTCAGGCTATACTTGATGAGGATGCAAATGAAAGAGCAGAGAAGGCTGAAAAAGCAGCTAAGAAGCAGGCTGATAAGGAGAAGAAGATAAGGGAAGAGGCCTTAAAGGAAAACCTACAAACAATTGGCGAATACTTTGATAAAGAGGTTGAGCTTATGCAGGAAAGAACCAACAGGATCAGTGAGATCTTGTCAGGCTTTAGTACTATTATGGATGAGCTAGGCAACATGTCTCAGCATAGGTTTGAGCGTCAGATAGGTAGGCTTAATGAGGAGAGAGATTTGATTAAGCAAAACGATGACTTAACTAAACAAGAGAAGGAACAACAGTTAACAGACCTGCAAAGAAAAGAGAACAATATTCAGAGAAATAGAATTAAGGCTGAGTACAATATGTTTGCTGTTAAGCAGATGTTCTCTATTATGGAGATGGCTATGAAAGAGAGGGCTATGTTCAGAGAGCGCATGCTTATGAAGCAGAAGTTTATTGAGGAAACTAGGCTTACTCAGTTGTCTATTATACAGGAGCAATTAAAGGCAGGTTTGATCTCAGGCGTTCAGGCACAAATTGCTATTAATGGGGTAAACCTTAAAGCAGCAGAAAATATGGCTGGTGCTAATATGTCGCTTGGTTCTTTTATGGCGAACTTAGGCCCATTGGGTATTGCAGCGTTTGCTTTAAGTATTGGTGGTGTTATAGCGTCTATTGTTTCTGCTAAGAGAAAAGGTCAGGCAGAGATTGCATCACTTTCAGATGCGCCTGTTAATCTTGGTGGTAGTAGTGGTCAATCTGCTAGTAAGCCTGCTGTTCCTGACTTTAATGTGGTAGGTGCTAGTGGTCAAAACCAGTTAGCTGAGGCTATTGGAGCGTCTAACAATGAGCCACTAAGGGCTTATGTGGTATCCTCTGACGTAACGTCTGCACAGGAGATGGATCGTAAGATTGTAGAGGGTGCATCAATTTAAAACAAAGTAGAACTAATAAGTTATCCTTATATGGAAGTTTTTGAGTTATTTATAGACGAAGAAAGTCTAGAATCAGGCATCCAAGCCATATCAATAGTAGAAAACCCTGCTATAGAAGAGGATTTTGTTGCTCTGAGCGCCCAAAAAGTGCAATTAGCAGAGGTAGACAACGAAAAGCGCATCCTAATGGGCCCTGCGCTGATCCCAAACAAGAAAATCTATCGTAGAAACGAGCTTGGAGGAGAATATGAGATCTTTTTTAGTGAGGACACTGTAAGGAAGGCATCTCAGCTCTTTTTATCACGAGGCAATCAGAATAATTCGACATTAGAGCATGAATATGCCCTAAAAGGCATGTCTGTGGTCGAATCTTGGATCGTAGAGGATGAAAAGAAAGATAAATCTGCATTTTACAACCTAAATATGCCAAAAGGCACATGGATGGTTTCAGTTAAGGTTAATAATGAAGAAATTTGGAATGAATTTGTTAAGACAGGTAAGGTTAAAGGTTTTAGTATTGAAGGTTACTTTACTGATAACGCTGATAGACCTAAAGAAGATGTGGAGGAAGAACTTTGCTCCGATTGCTTTGAGGAACTACAAGCGGAATATGCTCTTTTAGAGGCTGTAGCAGCACTAGAAGAACAGGTAGAGTTAGAGTCTTATGGTGGCTATCCTGATAGCGCTGTAAGCAACGCAAAACTAGGTATTGAACGCAATAAAGAGCTTAACAATAAATGCGCAACACAGGTGGGGAAAGTAAGGGCACAGCAAATTTCAAGGAAGGAGAAATTTACGTTGCCAACATTAAAAAGAATCTACAGCTATTTAAGTCGTGCAGAAGCGTATTACGATCCCAAAAAGCCAAATTCGTGCGGTACTATCTCGTATCTACTGTGGGGCGGTAAGTCAATGAAGAACTGGGTTGAGTCTAAACTTAAAGGATTAGATGAGATTTAGAAGTAGATACAACCCAAGCAGAACAAGCCCTAGAGAAAACAGAAGGGCTTGTTTGTGTAAAAACGGAAAGTATAGTCGTAAGTGCTGTAAGGGGAATATGATCAATCAAGGCATAGGAAATATCTATGGTGAGGCTGATCTTGGTAGTGGTGTTTGGTATGGATATATAATTGAAAGTTGTGACGACCAACATACGCATCATATTCATGTTCATGACAATCCACTAGAGATTGGTAAAATATACTTCTTTACGCTTGAGAATGGACACAATGAATGCTATACAGTAACAGAGGAAAAGCAATCTGAAGGCTTACACACAGAGAGTGTGTCTGTTGCTTATGCAAGTTGCGCTGAATGTCAGGCAGCTAACCCATAGTTGAAAATACAACAGAATAAGTAATCAATAGTTAACCTAATATAAATTAAGTATTTATGAAAGCAAGTGAAATTGTAGAAAAACTACGATCAGTCTTACTTTCTACTGAAGAGCCACAAGTTGAGCCTGTAGAGGAGCAAGTAGAAATGGCTGCTGAGGATTTGGAAGTTAAAGACGCTGAAGAACTAGCCGTAGATGGTGAAGAGTCACCTGAAGAAGCTCCTGTAGAGGAGGCTCCTGAGGAGATGAAATATGCCACTAAAGAAGAGCTAGAGTCTGCTGTTGCAGAAATGAAGGCCATGTATGAGGCCATTATAGAGAAGATGGGTTCTGAGGAAATGGAAACAGAGGTTCCTGCCGAAGAATTATCTGCTCAAGAGCCTGAGCAAGTTGACTTGTCTGCTGACGAGCCTGCTGCTGAGCCTTTAACACACTCGCCTGAAGCAGATGAATCTCCAAAGATGAGTTTCTTCAAGCAAAACAAACCTCGCAACACAATGAGCGTGGTTTACGAAAAAATGTTTAATAAGTAAAATAACAAATAAAAATGGCTACTACTACTAGTATTACTACAACCTACGCAGGGGAATTTGCTGGACAGTATATTTCTGCTGCACTTCTTTCAGGTAAGACCCTGAACGAATCTGCGATTGGTATCAAACCAAACGTAAAGTACAAAGAAGTTATCAAGAAAGTTGATACTTCAGGATTAATCGCTAACGCAACTTGTGACTTCACCGATACAGGAAGCGTAACATTAACTGAGCGTATTCTTCAGCCTGAGGAGTTCCAAGTAAATGTTGAGCTATGTAAAAAAGACTTTAGATCTGATTGGGAGGCTATTCAAATGGGTGTTGGTGCATTCGATCAACTTCCTCCAAAGTTTGCTGACTTCCTTATCGCTCATGTAGCAGGTAAAGTTGCAGAGAAAACAGAGCAAAACATTTGGGGTGGTGTAAACGCTACTGCTGGTGAGTTTGATGGATTCTCAGTTCTTATGGCTGCTGACGCTGACGTTAATGACGCTGCTAACGGTTCTGAAACTTCTTTCACAGCTTCTAACATCGTTTCTCTGCTTGAGAACACTTTAGATTCAGTTCCTTCAACTGTTTATGGTCGTGAGGACTTAACTATCTATGTTCCAACTATCGCTTACAAAGCATACATCCGTTCATTAGGTGGATTTGGTGCTTCAGGATTAGGTGCAGCAGGGGTTAACTCTCAAGGGTCACAATGGTACAGCAACGGAAACGCTTTATCTTTTGATGGTGTTAAAATCCAACATGCTCCAGGAATGCCTTCTGACCACATCATCGCTGGTGAGGCTTCTAACCTTTACTTCGGTACTGGTCTATTATCTGACCACAACGAGGTTAAAGTTATTGATATGGCTGACCTTGATGGTTCACAAAATGTACGAGTAATCATGCGCTTTACTGCTGGTGTACAGTACGGTATCGGATCTGACTTAGTGTTATTAACACTAGCATAATAAATTAATTAATAACGAAGAAGGGTAGGTGAGCCAAGAGCCTGCCTGCCCTTTTTTAATAATAAAAACTTAACTATGGCCTGCACATTATCATTAGGAAGAAAAGAGCCCTGCAAAGATGTAGTTGGTGGTATCAGAGCAGTATATTTTGCTGACTTTGGTGATCTAGGTGCTATCACCTACGATGCTACTGACACAGATGTAATTACTACATTTGGTAGTGCTCCTTCTGTTTACGAATACGAAGTTAAAGGAACATCATCTTTTACACAGAATATTCAAGCTAACAGAGAAAACGGAACTACTGCTTTCGAGCAAGTATTAGAACTTACCCTACACAAACTTACTAAGGAAGATCACAAAGAGTTAAAGCTATTAGCCTTTGGTCGCCCTCATGTTTTAGTAGAGGACTACAATGGCAACGTATTTGTTGCTGGATTAGAGCACGGTATGGATGTTACTGGAGGTACTATTGTAACTGGTGGTGCTATGGGAGATTTATCAGGATATACTCTTACCTTAACTGGTATGGAGCGTAAACCTGCTAACTTCCTTGCTCAAGGTGACAACGGTCAGGATTCAATTACTGACACTACTGCTACTATTACTGCTGGTACTAACTCTTAAGAATAGTATCACTGAAAAAAAGAGAGGCCCTGTAAGGCCTCTTTTTTTTGCTCAATAAAAAACAAAAACATAGGTAGTTAGTTATCCTATTGTGATACGATTAAGACCTATACAAACAGAGCAAACATTTAGCATTATTCCCTCATCGTTTGAGGCTGCTGATCTTGACCTATGTTCAATAACTCTTACAGAAAACGGTACAAGTAAATCAGAAAGTAATGTTACTTTTACATGGGAGGTTTCTTCTAATGGAAACTACATTGAGGTCAGCATGACACCAACCATAACATTCAAGGAGGATCAAATATATGCGTTTGAGATGGCAACGTCTACAAATGTTTTCTATAGAGATCTGATCTACATAACAAGCAAAACAAATAAAAAAGAGATATTCTCATTCCCTGAGCGATACACAGAACGTAACGATGGTAATGACGAGTATATAGTATTGTAATATGGCTAAGAACAGAGTAAGATTAGTAAACATGCCACAACAAACCAAGACCTATAAGAATAGTGTTAAGGTGGTTAACTTAAGTGGTTACCAGTCACCTGAGGTGATTGAGGATGACAGAAAAGATTGGGTGCTTTACCTAGCAGGTGATGATGGACAAGATTATTTCGAGTCTTTAATAGAGAAGTATCTAGGCAGCCCAACTAATGCTTGTTGTATCAATGGTATCACAGAGATGATCTATGGTAGAGGTTTAGATGCACTAGATAGCAAGGAAAAGCCTGAGATGTATGCTAAGATGAAGCTGCTTCTTAAGCCTTCTTGCATGCGCAAGCTAGTCAATGACTATAAGTTATTAGGACAGGGCGCTGTACAGGTTGTTTACAATAAGGCTAAGACTAAGATCGTTCAGGTACGTCATTTCCCAATGGAAACATTGAGAGCTGAGAAGGCTAAGAACGGTAAGTGTGAGGCATATTACTATCATCCAAAATGGTCAGAACTAAAACCTAGTGACAAACCTAAAAGAATTCCTACATTTGGTAACGGCTCTAAAGGTGAGGCTGTTGAACTTTATATATTCAAGCCTTATAAGTCAGGATTTTACTACTATGCTCCTGTTGATTATAATGGGTGTCTTCAGTACGCTGAACTTGAGGAAGAGGTTGCAAACTACCACATCAACAATATACAGAATGGCTTACAGCCTTCGTTATTGGTAAACTTTAATAATGGTATACCTAACGAGGAAACTCAGGAACTTATAGAGAGAAAGATATATGATAAATTTAGTGGAAGCTCGAATGCAGGCAAATTCATACTTACGTTCAACGAGTCAAGTGAGGAGCAAGCGACTATTGATCCAATTCATCTACCTGATGCGCATGCTCAATATCAGTTCCTTGCTGATGAGTCGAGAGAGAAGATAATGTTAGGACACAGAATTGTGTCACCTATTTTACTTGGTATCAAGGACAACACAGGATTTGGTAACAATGCTGAGGAGTTAAGAACTGCGTCTATTATTATGGATAACATGGTGATCAGACCATTTCAACAGCAACTTACTGAGGGCCTTGAGGAGATCCTTGCGTTTAATGATATTTACCTTAACCTATACTTCGTAACACTACAGCCAATTGAATTTACAGAACTTGACAACATCTCAACCAAAGTTAAACGAGAAGAAGAAACAGGAGAGAAACTGTCAAGCCAAGTGCCTGAAGAAATGCAAGATCTGTCAGATGAAGAAATGAGTGATCTGTTTGAGCAGTTGGAGGATCTAGGAGAGGTAATCTCTGATGATTGGGAACTGGTGTCTACAGAGAGAGTAGATCTAGCAGATGCAAGCAAGCAGGACAACAAGGGTTACAAGGTTCGTTACGCATATATGCCTATGAGAAAGTCACCTGATAGCAGACAATTCTGTCAGCAGATGGAGGCCTTGACAGAGAAGGATGTAGTATACAGGCTAGAGGACATCAACCAAATGTCTTTCAGGGGGGTAAATAAAGAACTAGGACATCAAGGTAGAAACTACTCTCTGTTCAAGTTCAAGGGTGGTAAAAACTGTCACCACTACTGGGAGAAAAGAGTATATAAAAAGAAAACACAAGTAAGCGAAGATGAAGCATTAGCTGATGGTTACACAGCGCCAAACAACCCAAGCGAGGTTGCTGTTGCACCAAAAGACATGCCAAACAAAGGTGCTTACCCAACAACTAAGTAATTATGGCAAACAAGGCACTATTTGTAAGCATAGCGGACATTAAGAAGAAGTCAATCATTAGTGGTAATGTAGACCCTGATAAGATCGTGCAGTTTGTTGAGGTCGCTCAAGACACACACATACAAAACTATCTAGGTGGTAAGCTATATAAGAAGCTACAACAATTAATCGTAGATGGCGAACTAGACGATGCAGGAAATAGCGATTATAAGACGCTTGTAGACACTTATATCAAGCCAATGCTAATATGGTTCACCCAAGCTGATTATCTTCCATTTGCAGCCTTCTCAGTAGGCAATGGAGGCGTCTATAAGCATCGTTCAGAGAACAGCGATAATGTTTCTATGGATGAGCTGAATATGTTAGCAGCTAGAGCATTAGAAACTGCTGAATTTTACACTCGCAGATTCATGGATTATATGGATCACAACAGCACACTATATCCTGAATACACTAGTACAGCTAACGAAGATATGAACCCTGATAGGGATGTTAACTTCGGTGGAATCTATCTTGGATAAGAGAGGTAAATACAAACCAAAAGAGGAAAACGTAAGAAAACTATTTGCATTCCTCAAAAAGATAGGCGAGTTGGAAGACTCGTCTATTGTTGTATCTAACAATAAAAAGAATAAATAATGGCGGTTGACGTTTCTAAAATACCCAATAATAATAAGTTTGACCCTGTTAGAGAGGCTATCCTGCAACTTCAGACTGATATTGAAGATACAGGTAATACCATAGGAAATGGTACGCTGACTATTGGTACTAGTGGTTCTTTAAGTGGTAGCGGTACATTTACTGCTAACCAAACAGGTAATTCTACAATCACTATTGGTATTGATGATTCAGACTATCTTTCTTTGTCTGATACAGGAACACAAACGCTTTCAGGAAGTTTATCTTTAGTAAATATTACCCTTTCAGGGTATCTGCGTGGGCCTTCTACTTTTGTTATTGACCCTGCTACTCACGGTGACGATACAGGTACACTTGTTATTGCAGGTAACTTACAAGTAGATGGTACTACAACTACAATCAATTCTACTACGCTTACTGTTGATGATAAGAACATAGTTATTGCTAGTGGTGCTGCAAATGCTTCTGCTGCCGATGGTGCAGGAATTACCATTGATGGTGCTAGTGCTACTTTAACATACGTTAGTGCTAGTGATAGATTTAGGTTCAATAAAGATGTTGAGGCAGATTTAATAGGTAACGCTTCTACAGCAACTACAGCAAGTAGCGCAGGTAGTGCAGATACATTAACTACAGCAAGAAACATTGCTGTTGATGGTGCGGTAACTGGTAACGCTGACTTTGATGGTAGCGGTGATATTACAATTACTACAAGTGTAAACCATAACCACGATGACCGTTACTATACAGAAACAGAATCTGATAACAGGTTCGTTAATGTAGATGGTGATACAATGACTGGTTCATTGACTATTGATGATAGTCTTACTATCACAGGAATTACTAACAACTTATTGATTGACGAAATTGCAGATGGCACTTGGCATATCTACGATACGTTTCAAGATAACGGAATAAAGATTTATTCTGGTACTGGAGGTATTGAATTTCAGTATAATGGAGTAACTGAAATGACGATTGATGGTGGTGGTGTAACCTTTAATGGTACGGTTGATTTGTCTGATGCTAGCTTAAATATTGGTTCGGCAGATGTTATTTTTGGAATTGATGCAACAGATACTGGTGCAAGGGGTCTTATTTGGAGCTTTGACGCTGATGGCAATGGTACGGCTTCATACATTGGATATATTCGTGCAGGTGGTACGTTAGTAGGTGAAGTATTGCAGTTCAATATAAATTCTAATGGTACAGTTACTGGTAGCGATTCAATCTATGAATTTAAAAATGGCGGTACAGATGTAGTTACTATTGGTGCAGATGGAAGTGTAACGACTGGCAGAATTACAATAGCAAATAATGCTAGTACTGGTGGGTTTAGTAACGCTTCAGACTTTCAGATTTTATTATACGATACTGGAACGGTAACTAGAAACTACGGAATAGGCATTGAAAGTAACACGATGATGTTTAATAGCGATGACAATTATCGCTTTTATGTAGACAACGCAGTTGTATCTACTATAAATACTGATAATACTATTGTAAATGGAAACATTCAATCCCTTTCGCAGATTCGTGCAACTGGTTGGTATAATACAGAAACAGGTTCACAAGGTGATTTAGCATTTGAAATAGGTGTTTCGGCAGGTGTATCACACGCTATTTCGTATAATAGAAATACGTCAAGTTATGGTGATATTACTTTTGCAGCAGTAAACTTTAATTTTGAAGAAAAAGGCGGTACAACTACTATTGCAAACAATGAAATTTGGCACGCAGGAAACGATGGCGCAGGTTCAGGATTAGATGCTGATACAGTTGATGGATTACAAGCAAACCAATTTTTACGCGCTGATACAAACGATGAAAAAACTGGTTGGTTAAAAGTTTATTCAGCAATCGGCGCAGGTGATAACGTAAGAACTGGATTAGCGCATTACGATACAACTGCAATGGCAGAGGGTGTTGGTGGTCAGTTGGTGGTTGGATATAAATATACAAGCGCAGGGGATTATACTGAAGGTGCCATAATTAAAATGTTTAAAGAAAATGGCACAAGTGATGAATATGGTTCAGGCTTAAAATTTCAAGTTAGAAATCACGCTGAAGATTTAAATACCAAAATGCGTTTATCGCCTAGCGGAAAATTATCACTTGGTGATAGCCCTTACAATGGAGGTGTTTATGCTTTTAATTCATCAACAGAAGAAGATGATAACTGGGGAATGGAAATTTCTTGGTCAGGCTCACCTTCAACAGATTATCATACTAAACTAAAATACTATCCTGTTGCAGGTGAAAATAGGGCTGCTGGTATTTGGAACAGTCAGCTTAATAAGTTTTCGCTTTATTCAGATTCTAATACAGAACCTAATATTATTGTTCCATACGGAAAACTGGGTGTTGGTCAAGAAAGCCCCTATATGAAACTTCACGTTGTTGGTGATTCAGGGGTAAATAACGGTTCTTTCTTTCTTGGTAATACTTCAGGTGGAAATAGCGCAATGCAATTCTACAAATCTGGTGCTGATTTAAGAATATACAGAAACGAAGGTTCTTTTGGTGGTAGTTATACTGCTGACAATGTAAATCTTCAGATTTATAGCGGTTCTACTTATTCAGTAAATATCGCAGGAAATGGAACCACTTATTTTAATGGAGGGAACGTAGGAATCGGCACGACTTCGCCTACTGGAACTTATGGTAAACTTTCTGTTGCAGGAGGAATTTCAATACTTGATGATAATAATGCTAAACTTGAAATAGGTAGATATTCATCAGGTGCGCCAAACGCTTATATTAAATTAGGTGCTAATGCTAATTCATTACGCTTTACAAACAATACAGATACTGCTGATTTATTTACAATAACTAACGGCGGAAACGTAGGAATCGGAACGACTTCGCCTTCTGAAAAGTTGGAAGTAAACGGAACTATAAAGTTAGGCGGATATAGTTACATTGGAGAAGATTTATCTGATTTAGATAGTTTAACTATTGCTTGCGACCATACCGAATCAATACACTTCGCACATAAAAACGGTGGTACTTATACTACCAAAATGATTCTAAATTCTAGTGGCAACGTAGGAATTGGAACGGCTTCGCCTAGTAAAAAACTTCATATAAAATCTTCTGACAACGAAGGTATCTTTATGGAAGGTACTGGGGGAAGTGGACACTGGTTTGATTTTCAATCAACAGGTGTTTCTAACTTATGGTCAATGGGTGCACAGGGCGGTCTTATGGGTTGGTACAATCGTACTAATTCTAGTTATAAGATGGTTATTACTGACGCTGGCTTAGTAGGAATCGGTACGACTTCGCCTAATGCTAAA